GGTTTCCGACTCTCGCGCCCAAATCCTACTAACGCAATTTTTTTGCATTAGTTGGTTCCTTTATGAAAAAAACTTGCTCATAATACCACTTAAGGTATATAAAAATATCGACACCGATCATCCAGCTTTTCAAATCGCGGCGCCGGAGTTTTCTGAAGCACCTGAAGACGTTTTAGCGGAGCGCCTCGTGCTTCGGTGGAAGCGGGTGCAGGATCTTTCGCGATCCCAAGCAATTGCGATTGTAAAAGAAGAATATATAAAGCTGCAAATAGAAAGGGACGGGCGATACGGGATGGATCACTATTCCTACGCGAAGGGAATTAGTGCAGTGCTGGCACACATTGCAGATTCAGCCACACCGATGGTTGAACTCGATGCGGTCGCCTACTGCTACGGGCTCATCGGGCGTGCAGAAGAGTCGATGGACGACATTGCAAAAAGACACAAGATCAGCAAACAAGCATTTTCTAAAAAGGTTGAAAAAATACTAGACAGTTTTCATTTAAAACCGCAATATGGAATGCGGCCACAACCTCAGCGCAAAGTTTACAAGTCAGTGCACTTGGCAAAATGGGAAAATATTGAGCAGGACGCCCCCAAATCATGACCACTTATATTGCAATTGACCCAGGCGTTAATGGAGGCATCGCATGGGATGGGGCAGAACTTCCGTCCTGCATGGGTATGCCGGAAAGCGACACCGAAACAGCGGAAGAAATCAGGCACCTTGCTGGAACTCACCACTGCATATTGCAGACTGTTCGGCCCGGTCTTAAATGCATTATCGAAGACGTGCCCAAGTTCGTGGGGCGGGCATTGCCTGGAAGCACGATCTTTCCTCTCGCGTTTAACTGCGGTTTGATCCGGGGGATTGCAGTCTCTCTAGGGATGCCGGTCATCCTTGTAAGGCCACAGGATTGGCAAAAACATTTTCGGCTTGGGACTAAGGGCGATGCCAGTACGACCGAGTGGAAAAACAAACTCAAGGCCGAAGCACAGCGGCGTTACCCTCACCTTAAGGTGACACTTAAAACCGCAGACGCGCTTCTGTTGCTCGCGTATGCAAAAGAAAAACAACTATAATGTTTGAGCCCATTAAAAAAGATGTTCGCATCAGTTTACCCGTATTCAAAGGGATGCAGATTAACGAAATTAGGGAGATGCGTGTAGAGCGAAAGTCTCAAGCGGAAGCAGCTATTCGTGCCAGGATACTCAAGCACCCAAGGGAAGTTTACAGTTTAGACAGCTCCGCTCATCCATTTAAGTTCCGCCGAGACGCTTAATATGCAGCTTGCTCTTCCAAACTTCGAGTCATTCAGCTCCGACCAACTTCAAGAGTATGCGTCACGAGAGTTGGGCATCATGCGCGATGAGGCGCAGATGGCGGCTGGTATTTCGGCTACGGCATTCACTCGTGCGTGGGCTGTTGGTAAAGCGTGCGTTAAGCTTAAGGATGCGGTCGGGGAAGACGCGTGGGAAGAATACGCATCGCAGAATATTGGCGGTGGCGACTACTATGCGGTCTACCGTTGTATGCGTCTCGCGCGCATGTCGCCGCAAGCGCCACCGTTGCAAAAATCTGGCAGCAGCCAATACAAGCAGCTCCAGATCACCATCGGTGGAGAGACTGCGCCAAAGCCAACACCGCGAAAGACCGACGTATACAAGTTTCAAAACCTAATGGCTTCTCTTGGCTGTATTCGCCGTTGGTGGAGAGAAGGCGAGGTCATAGAGACATTGGATGACGACATGATTTCGGAGATTCTCGAAGACATGGAGTTTATCATTTCAATTTATAATGACCTCAAAAAACAGATTCCCGAAGCCGCCGTGCCCGCCGAGGGTGGACAGTGAAATCACGCTTGGTGCACCGCCGCCGCGGATGCAGCAGACCATGGATATTTCACGAAAGACGGTCGCTGATTCACAAGAGCGCCTCGGCGACACCGGTGTGCTTTTGCGTGACTGGATTGAGTGGTGCGAGAGCACAGGACGCGCGGCACATGCGGCGGATCTGATCGAGCGCAGCCGTGCGTCAATGCGCAATTCCTGATGGAGCCACTTACTCCAGATCAGATTCAAGAGCGTTTTCAATCGCTGGTTGAGAAAGCCAAGCGCGGCGTCGTCTTGTCTGCCATTGAGGCGTCTTTTCTGGAGTTGCATAAAGACACCGCACGATGGAAAAAAACACTGAAAGAAATCGCGGCTACGTTTAACGTGACGGCTGGGGCGATACGGCGATGGTATGATATCAACCCAGACGCATTTCAGAAGACTCCGCTGGGGTACGATCTGGATGCGATCAAGGTGGTGAGGAAGCAATTTCTAGCAGACGGCGACTATACGCGGCTTAATGACGGCGATGAGGTGAACGTCGAGGGGGTGGAAGACGTAGCGACGCTTAAAGCTCGAAAAATCTTCCTTGAGTGCAAAAACCTTGAGATCAAGAACAAGAAGGCTGAGGCAATCCTGATTGAAGTTGAAAAAGTGCTGGTCGCTTTCAGGACCATCTGTTATGCGGTCAAAGACAAGTTTTCTCGCGTGCCGTCTGAGCTGGCATATGAAGTCAGCGGCGTTACGCCGGCGGAAGCGGAGCAACGGATAAGGGACAAGATCGACAAAATCTGTCACGAGCTGTCTGTTGAAGATTACTCAAAGCTGGAGGATGCGTTAACCACTATCACTGATGATGGCGACGATTTAGAGCCGGAGCCAGTTAAGGAGGAGAAGCCAAAACCCAAGAAGCAAAAGAAATGAGTTCTGTCATTTACAATGCTGTAAGGGAAATCTTTCGCCCAACTCCTAAGCTGCAAGTCGAGGATTGGCTGAAGACGCATGTGAGGTTTGAGCGCGGGCCGATCTTGGGTGCATTCGACACCAAGAACTCGCCATGGATCAAGGAGCCGTTGATGCAGCTAAAGAACCACGAGACGCGCGAGATCATTTGTGCGTGTTCGGTGCAAAGTGCGAAGACTGCTCTAGCGGAAGGTGCGATGCTCTACCTGATTGCGGAGGAAGGCGGCGATATGTGCTTGTACTTGCAAACGGACGAGCATGCAGACGAATTCTTAGACACCCGGTTTAAACATCGCATCCTTGATTGCAAGCCGGTCACAAAGCTGCTTGCTCGTGGGGATAAGTCTATCCAGAAAAGGACAGTGGCGTTCGCTCATATGACGCAGTATGTGATGGGCGCGAACAACATCCACAACCTTCAGTCTAAAGCTGCGAAGTACGTCATCGGCGACGAAGCTGCCTACTGGCCACACGGGCACATTGATGAGTCACGCAAACGGACGACATCGTTTGATGCACGCAACAGCAAGCGCATCTACGTCTCGACACCAATGAACAACAGCGGCGAGTTCTACGAATCGTTCATTGCCGGCTCATGCAGCGAGTGGCAGGTGCGGTGCCCAGACTGTAATGAGCACTGGCCCATGGTTCTATCTCAGTTGCGGTGGGACGGCGACGGCGCCAAGCTGGCAGATGGCAAGTACGACCTAGCGCGTATCCGGAATACCGTTCGTTACGAGTGCCCCGCTTGTCACGTTATGCTAAAAGACGATCCACGAGTGCGTCGTTCGATTGCAAACAGCGGATTTTACCTCAACCAAAACTCAGCACCAGATCCGCGGGTAAAATCTTACCATTGGAATGCACTTACGGTGCCATGGGTTTCATGGGACACTATTGCCAGCGAGTTCCTTAAGGCAGAATATGCACGCAAACTGGGTGATTATTCACCGCTGGCTGAGTTTGTGCGTAAAAGGCTAGGTGAGTTCTGGGACATGAGGGAGTTTCAGTCGGAGGAGGTCAATTTGTCGGGCGGATTTGCGATGGAGGAGGAGTGGGACCAAGAATACCGCCGATACCTAACTGTGGACGTTCAAAGGGACTATTTCCGGGTAATTGTCCGTTTATGGGCAGAAAACGGCGATTCACGTCTCTTTTTTGCTGGGGAACTCCACACTTGGGATCAATTGAGAGATCTTCAGAAGCGATTAAACATCAACGACGGCAGGGTGTTCGTCGATTGCGGCTTCGAGCGATACCAGGGCGAGGTCTATCGTCAGTGTGCTGACAATGATTGGATGGCAGTAAAGGGGGATGGCGCTCAATCGTTCACTTGGACGATCTTGGACAAGCGCACGGGAAAGTCTCAGCAGGTGCGCCGGCCATATTCGCAGGTGCAATTTGTAGACTCAGGCATCGGTATTGCAAGGACAGGAGGCAAAGCCATGCGAAAAGCAGACCTTTGTAAGCGACTCAGGTGGGCGAGTGACTACATTAAGCTGAATTTCCACCGGCTACGTGCAGGGCAAGGAGCATTATGGCAAGTGGCCAATAATGCCCCAAAATGGTATTACAGAGAGATTCAAAACGAAGTTTTTGTGACTGAAAAATGCAAAAAGACCGGCAAGAACAAAACGTATTTTAAAAAGCTTGGAGAAAACCACTCTTTTGACTGCGAGGCTATGCAGTGTTTGGCGGCCCATATTGAAAAAATCATTGGCCAGGCAGATGTGCTAGAGATGCCATCACTCAAAAGGCCAGACCGTGTGGAGCAAACCATTGTCAACGCTTGACAGTTAATGTGATTTTATGGGTGGACCTTCGATTTTACGGTATGCGTCGCTTCAGTATTGCGAAACGCTTTACGAGCAGTGCTTGGCGGCGCTGACCGAGGGGCAAGGCACGATGGTTATTGCCACATCCGGAGGCGGAGAGTCTGAAACCAGGTCGAGTGGCAATGATGGAGGTATTCCTGTGATGACCTTGATGCGAGCAGTGATGCGACGTATGCACCAGCTTGATCCCGTAAAATATCCGCTTATTTCCAATCGCCTGAAGCCTGACTTTTCTACGATCAATCTATGAATTTCCTTGAACAGACCATTCGGTTGTTTAGCCCGGCAACGGCATTGAATCGTCAGCGTGCGAAGGCACAGCTAGAGGCTGGCGACAAGGTGGGATATTGGCGCGTGGGTGCTCAGTCATCGACTAATCGCAAAGCAAGCGGGCAATCATTGGATCAGCCTGATTCTAGCCGCAATCACACCGACCGGGTGACGTTAATCCGTGAGGCGCGGTGGCTGGAAGAGAACAGTAGCGTCGTAAAGTCCATCCTGCGCAAGTTTCGCACGTTTTCGGTGGGGCGGTTGCAATATGTCCCGCGCACTTCGTCGGAGGAGGCAAATAAGGCGATTACTGCTTATGTGGAGAGGTGGATGGCGAGCTGCGACCTGACGCGCCGGCACCATTTTCGCGTGTTGGCTGGGTTGGGTGTGACCTCAATGAAGCGCGATGGAGACATCGGCTACATCGTGAGCGAAGTACCGATGACGCCGATGGATGAGATGCTTAAGCTCAGTCCGATCCGCTTGCAGGCCATCGAGGCTGACCGTATTGGGTCGGTCACCAATCGCAATGGCACCGACACAAAGCCGTTTAAGCCGTTGAAGCGCAATGAGCAGGACTTTTCTGGCGTCGTTATCGACTCGATGGGGCGTCCGGTCCGTTATCGTATCTACAACCGCAGCACCACGGGTGAGACGATGATGCCGGCGTTAGAAGTGCCAGCGCAGGATTTTCTGCACCTTTTTGACCCAACTCGGCTGGATTCATACCGCGGTTTCTCCGCATTTGACTCATCCATCACCGATATTAAGGATTTGCAGGAGATCTTGGCGTGCGAGAAAATTTCGGTCAAGTACCTCTCATCTATTAGCGGCGTCATCAACAATGCTGACGGCAGTGCAGATCAGGATGTATCTCTTGATTCGAGTCATTCGGATTATTCTGCGGACGCAGACCGCATGAAAAAAGTAGAACCTGGTGCGATTCAGTACTTGGCAGAAGGAGAATCTTTCAATCCTGTAGACTTTAATCGGCCATCTCCGACCTTTAACGGATTTCTTGATACTTTGGTTCGTTCGACCGGTCTGACGGTTGGATTGCCATTTGGATTTATTTATTCCTGGGCGGGACAAGGCACCGCGGTGCGCATGGAGGCTGCACAGGCTGCTCGTGAGTTTGAGATGACTCAGCTTACGTTGGAAGAAAAGTTTTTGTACCCAATCGTCATCCGCGTCATCGCCCGCGGAATTCAGTTGGGGCACTTGCCAGTTGTGCCAGACTTTGATGCCGGCGAATGGCGTTTTCCGGCAAAAGTGACGGCAGATGTGGGGCGTGAGTCGAAAGCCATTATTGATGAAATCATGGCCGGAGTGACCTCTAAAACTCAGGTGTGCGCTGACCGTGGAGAAGATCGTGAAATGACTCGCGCTTTTTTGCGTGCTGAAGCGATGGAGCTAGTTGAAGATGCGAAGATGGTGCAAGCCGCATCGGACGGAGTGCTGGATCTACCAACAGCGATTTACATGCTGGAGCGTCGGGCACCTAATGCCCCGTCAGTTGTGCCGCCAGCGGCATCGGCAGAATCTGAAATGGAAGATTCCCCAGAAGATGATGTCGAGGATGCATCTGAGGTTGAAGACGAAGAATCGCCAGAGGATGTTGCAGAGGATGAAGCTGAAGCAGAGAGCGAAGATTGACATTTGAGTGGCGAGTATGCCCGTCACCGAAGAGATTCAGACATTCGCAGCATTTCAGGGGAAAGTTTCTGGAAACACCATTATGGGTGTTTCCTTGATCCAAGAAGGTCCAGCACTCGGTCACGGGGTGTATGTGGATAAGCGGTCGCTGAACAAATTTAAGGCGCTTGCGATGGAAAAAGGGCGGGTAAAAGCAAAGCTGAACCATTTCTCTTCGGTGCAGGATACCGTTGGGTATTACGAAAACTTTCGAGTCAGCAAAGGTAAACTTCTTGCTGATTTGACTCTTTTTGAAGCTCACGCGGGAAAAGAAATGCTGCTAGAGATGATCAATGAGATCCCAGCAGCTTTTGGTGTTTCGCTGATGTTTGCGGCTGATGCTCCAGAGCTGGATAAAGAGAGTGGCAATTATATGACTCGCCCGCGCGGGTTGTATTCTGCCGATTTTGTAGACACGCCGGCAGCCAATGCTGATGGCGTATTCTCCGCTGATCAGATTGACAGCGAGGAAAATGATATGCCTACAGAACAGGTGGCTTCTACGCCAGAACCTCAAGTTGATTTCTCTGCTTTGATCGCGGAGCAGTTCGCAGCGTTTGCCGCTAAGTTTGATGCGGTGGCTACGCAATTTGCTGAAGACAACGCCAAGGTGCTTGCTGAGTGCGAAGTACTGAAGGGAGAACTCAAAGCCTTGCAGGCTGTTGAGCGCGAGATCGACGTGCAAGCCAAACTGTTGGCGGCAGCCCCTCCCGTTGCTAGTTTTGCTGCTCCAATCAATGAGCCGGAAGTCAAAGTGCCGGCCATCTCGTATCACGAAGCCAAAAATCAGGCCATCGGCACTTCAACTGGTCTTGATCGCCTAAAAGCCGTTCGTGCGTTTACAGAAAAATTCCCCACCGAAGCTGACTACGTTTCGGCCAACTCTTAACCTTTTTCACCTAAGACCATGCCACAAGCCAATCTTCTTGACATCACCAAACTCAACGGCTCCGACACCATCGTCGGCCTGATTGAGGAGACCCTGACCTACGCTCCCGAGGTCCAGATCCTACCAGCCCGCACGATCCGCGGCACCAGCTACAAGATCGCCTCGCGCGTCTCGTATCCTGGCGTCGGCTTCCGTGCTGCTAACGAAGGCTCAACCCCAAGCAAGTCGGAATTCGAAAATCAACTTATCGAGTGCTACATCCTCAGCGGCGCAGTGCAGGCTGACTTGGCCGTAGCTCGCGCTTACGAAGACGGTGAGCAAGCTTGGAAAGACATTGAATCGGTCGGCGTCATGCGCCAAGCGATGATTGAGCTTGGCTCTCAGGTTATCTATGGAACCACTGCCGACGCCAAAGGCTTTCCCGGCCTGCAAGCTATCCACACCGCGTTCAACTCCGGATTGCTTGTCGATGCCGGTGGAAGCACTCCCGGAACCGGCTCCTCGGTGTACGGAATCAACACCGACACGCAAGGCGTTCAGTTGGTTTTCGGTGCTGGCACAACCTTTGAACTCGGCGAATGGCGCATCGAAAACGTCGGTACCACTTCGGTGTACCCAGCGCACGTTGCCAACCTGACCGCTTGGGTCGGTATGCAAGTCGGCAGCAAGTACAGCGTTGGCCGTTTGCGTGATGCGACCGATGACGCTCTGGGTGGCGTTACCGACGCTAAACTTGCCAACCTCCTCAGCAAATATCCGGTCGGCTACCGCCCGAATTACTGGCTCATGAACCGCCGTAGTGCTTACCAACTGCAACTTGCCCGCTCGGCTACCAGTGTGCAAAACGGCGTCAAAACATCCAGTGGTGCTGAGATCTTTGCTCCGCTGCCTACTGAGTCCAACGGCATCCCAATCGTTATCACCGACTCCATCGCCAACGATGAAGCCCTTACCGCCTAAGTTTTAAAAATCTAAGACCATGCCTAACGAATTCTCTCGAAACACTCAGGACGCTGACCTGACCGTTCCGGCCACTATCCCGGCCACTGCGGTTGATGCGTTTACCGCCGATATTAACCTCGGCACCAACAGCAAGGCATTCTTGACCGAAGAGCATGAGCTGGAAATCGCATTTCCTGCTTTTACTGTGGGTCAGCTCGCTAACAATGCCACCGTCACGGCGGTTGTCCTTAACGGACCAGCCGCCTTGCCAACCGGCACTGCTCTTGGGATCTCCCGAGTTGTGACTGGTGCTGGTGGAGTGGGTGCTGCTGCCACCAGCTTCCGCGTTCGCCTGCCAGCCAACACGCAGCAGTTTTTGCGAGTTAAGTTTACTCCATCCGCCTCTGGCGCTGGCGGGACTGCTTTGGTCAAAGTGCTGACCTAATTTTTGGTGCTGGGTGTTGATCGTTCATTGGGGCGGCTGACAGGGTTTCATCCTTGTCAGCCGCTTTTTATTGTATGACGTACGCATCACGCATCGCCGCCGCGCATAGCCGCATCCGGAACAAGTTCGGTGCGGTGACGGCCACAGAAAATCTTTACGTCTGGCACAAAGGCGCGCAGATCCCGTGCTACGAATCCACAGGCCGCAACCAGCGCAATCTTCTGGCGGCAATGGTGGTCAAAGACGAGACTCTGACAGTTCATGCAACAAAGGCGGCGTTTACGACTGCTCCCGAAACCGGAGACGAAGTAAAATTTGGCATTACTCTAGCGACAGCCAGAACTCTTCGCATCGACAGCATTCAGACGAATACGATTCGTCCGTTTTATGCGCTCGACCTCATTGACCCTAACAAAGCCGTCACAGCAGAATGAGTGTGTCACTAACCGTCGAGACCAAAGAGTTTCAGCGCGTGCTCTCAAAGTATGCGATGACCAAGGGCAAGACCGATGCTGATGTGGTCAACAAAGCCATGCGCTACTGGACGCCATTTGCGGCAAAGAGGATTATCAATAAAACGCCTGGCAGCCGCAAGATCTTGCAAGAACTGCTAGCTCCGGCTAGAAGCCGATACCGGACAAAAAAGGTAAAGTCGAAGTTCAATAATACTGCTGCCGCGGCCATCTATATTTGGCGGCTCAAAAAGCAAGGGAGGCCAATTACCAACGACATCAACGACCGTATTGAACGGTTTGTTGGAGCGCGGGCAAACTCTGCTCAGTTTCTTCGTGCCGGCTTCATTCCTGCATATCGAGAGTTTGGTGTACCAAATAGGAAGGCCGGCACTCAGCGGTATTTTAAATCGCGAAGCCTTGGACGCAAAGCCATTCCATCCGCCTTTCATAAAGTGACGGCTTTCGTAACCAATGCTCGTGAAGGCGCTCACGTAATTTCTCCGACAGCATTTCAAGAAAGTATCCGTGAGGTGGAAAACCTCTTTATAAAATTCATGCTGGCTGACCTGCAGCGTGTCGGCAGACAATTTGGGATGAATCCATGACAACATATCCAATCAATCCAGCCGAACGGGTACAGAGGCGCATTTGCTCAATTCTTGAAAGCGACCTGATAACGCTGCCTGAATTTACGGGATTTGTTGCCCGGAATGGCAGAGAATTTCAGCAAGAGAAATATCCATTTTTCTCAGTGCAGGTGACCGAAAACCAAGAGGTTTTTCCAGGCATTAATGTCTGGAATGTGAACTTTACGGTAGCTATGGTAGAGGACAGGCAAGAGGCCAACACGACGCTGGGTGCAGATCCTCGTCCACGGCATGAACTGCGGGCCGAGAATGCCAGTGCACGGCTGTTTGGACAATGGAATGGCCTCACACTGCCGGATGCCATCAATGCCATCGTAGACGGCAACGGTGTGCAAGTTTTGAAGATGAGCGGAACCAATCAAGCAAATGGCACAATGAGCGAGGATGAGCTTTCAACAGAGTATTCATTCACGCTCTGCTGCACGTCGTCTCAACAGTAATGATTGACACCTAAACCAATAATATGCCATCCGTCGATGCAATCATTCAATACGGGAACATCCCATCCACTGCTCTGGGATTGAAAAATGAGTCCAACCCCAGCACTCCCGACATCCTGGTGCAGTCACTCACGGTGAGCGCCACTCGCGAAGAGAAGGAGTACCGCAACTCGGACGGCAATGTTTTTGCTTTGCAGTATCGCAACCCTACGATTAGCTTTGCTTTTGACGGGTACATCACGACCAAGAGCGGGTCAGGGCTTGCGAACTTGGAGCCAGGCAAGCGTGTTATCGCATTGGCCAACTTTACGTCCGATACTTTTGGCTTTACGCCAACTGACGGGATCATGATTTACATGGACCCAAGCCGCTCGGAAACAAACGAAGAAATTGCAAAAACGACCTTTACAGTTAAGCAATATCCGTTTGCTTCTGTTTGATGAGCGACTCTTATATTATTTGTACTGATTTGGATTTAGCCGCCGCGTTTGGGACCATTGGAGTCCCGATGCGGCCAGACGTACAGTTCGTCGCGGAAAGCGGCAAGGAACACGTTTTCATGTATTTGGCGACGGAAAGCGTCACCAATCCAGCATTCAAGACGGGGGTGCTGATGAAGATGCTCAAGGATAAATCGCTTGAGAAACAAGACCCAGAGCATCCGCTGCTCTATGCTCTGACCGCGGTAAAGAACCGGCATGCCATTACTAAAGCAATCAAGGATGCTGAGAGGCTGATCTTGATCAGCGCCAAAGGAAGCAAGCGCACAGCCTACGTGCGGGAGAATATCACCGGAGAGGGGCTTGCAATGGCAGAAAAATTCTTACATAGTGGAAGACTATGATCGAAGAAAAAGAAATTTCAGTTTTGGATCTGCCGACAGAGGAAGTGGAAAACAAAAAGCGTGAGGACGCTTTTAATAATACCGGGTACGTCTGGAATGGCGAGCAGTTCACCGGCCTCACTTCTGCCCGCAAAGATCTGTGGGTTTCTCTTTGCCATAAGGCCGGCTTCGTTTCATTGTCGCAGTGTTTTGACGATATTTCACTGTTTACACCGCTGGCAAAAGCGATCCTCTTTGTCTGCACAGTGCCCAAGAAAGAACTGAAGCGCCTGCGTGCGCAGGGCATGGACTCGATGCTCGATGCGTTTGAAGAATGGTGCGACAAGCACGTACCGATCAGGCTTGAGTCCGATGCCATTTCAGTCGGCATCCAAGTCCTTAACGATTCGTCAGTGAATCAATCCGAGATTCTTCAATCTGAAGGATCAGGCGTGGGAAAGCCTTAGCGCATCCAGTCTCAGCGGCTTATTACGTCGCGCTGGTTCACCAGAATACTGGATTAGACGAAGATGCCATTCTCTGGGATCTTCCATTATCGCGAGGACTGGCCTACATGCACGTCGGTGTCGTTATGCAGGGAAGCGAGACCATCTGGCCAAGCAATGGCACCCCATCTCCTGAAATGCAGAACGTCCACCAGTTGCTAAAGGACAGGCCGTGGCGTAAGCTTGACATCTGACAATCAATCAATGGCCGCCACTTTAAATGCACAGCTCACCCTCAACTCTGCTCAGTTTCAGGGTGGGCTGAATCGCGCTGTCATTTCCGCCAATGCGGCAGTCGGGCAGATGTCTGCGCAGTTTAACACGTTGAAGAACGTGGCAGGACTAGGAGCCATTGGCGGCATCATGATGCAGGTCGGGCAAAAAGTGTTGGAGGCTACGATCAACTTCGAAAAGTACCACCGGCAATTGACCATCGTCACAGGTGGGGCATCGGCAGCATCAGCGAAAATAAAAGAATTGCAGGTCATTGCTGCAATGCCAGGGCTTAGTATGGAGTCCGCAGTATATGGACAAGTCCGACTCCAGACGATGGGATACTCGGCGGAACAAGCGACAGCGCATGTAAAAGCTTTAGGAACTACAGTGGCTGCATTTGGTGGGGGAGGAGAAGAAATGAAAGGCATCTTAATGGCCTTTTCTCAGATTAGTTCTAAGGGCAAGGTGGCGGCGGAAGAAATTAACCAAATCGCAGAACGTCTTCCAAGCATTCGGCGTCTGATGACGGAAGCTTTTGGAACTTCAAATACGGAAGAACTTCAAAAGATGGGCATCTCTGCAACGCAGTTCACAGATGCGATTTTAAACGGCATGCAAAACGCGCAGCCTGTAGTGTCAGGCGTTGCGGAAGAACTTGCAAAGCTCAAGGTTACAATGGATTCAATTTTCGCCGACGAAAGCGGCGGACTAAAAGGGGTTGTGACTCTTTTTAATGGGATTCTTTCGGGAGCGCAATATTTGCATACTGGGACAATTAACGTCCTTACTGATCTTTTTACGAACGACGAAGCGCTTGCTAATCTTAAAGAAGTTCAAGATTTTAACGCTAAAATGGAAGCAAAGCTTGCGGAAGCGCGAGCCAAAAAAGATAGGGAGGAAACCGAAGCAGCCGAAAAGAAAAAAAAGCAGGAAGAAGATTTAAAAAAGCAAAGGGAGGCTAATCAAAAAGAAGCCTCACAACGAGTCACTCAAACAGGCCTAGCCGTTTCTTCCGCCGGCACTGATGAAGCAAAACTTGCAGAGGTCAATGCTGAGATCAAAAGGCTGAACATCGCCGATGATCAGTTGACCTTGATGAAAAAGCTTAAGGACGCTCAGGAAGGGCGGATTAAGCTGACCGATCTTGAGTTAGAAAAGCTGCAGACTTACATCGGATACTTGGGGCAGCGCAAAAGCCTTGAAGAGTCTATTGCTGCTGATAAAAAAAGAGCAGAGGACGAAGCCGCCGCGGCTGCTAAAAAGGCAGCAGATGAACGCGAGCGCCTTGCCAAGATGACGCAAGGCGTGCGGGAAAAAGGCGAAGCACTTGGGTTTGGGCGCATGACGGAAGAAGAACAAGCCGCTCAAATAAAAGCTGGTCTTAACGGAGCGACTTTGGAAAGCATCATGACGCAACTTAATGATGCAAAAATTGAAGGCAAGGAATTGGATGAAGAAGCTGTGCTTGCATTGGAAAAGCAGATTGAACTTTTAAAAGAGAAAGATTCAATTGAGGAAAACCTTAATAAGCAAAAAGAAACGGCTCAAACGCAAGTAAACAAAGACATGGTAAGCAATGCCATGGAGCGAGCTAAAATGGGAAGATCCGAACGAGTTCAAGCCATACGGGACAAAGGCGATTTAAGTAGGCAAAAGAATAGAGCTGAAAGAGCATTGACGAGGCAGTTAATGAAAACGCCAAACGAAGAAATTATAAAAAGAATGGCCGAGCTTGAGGGGATGGGAATAGGTAAAGGTGTCGGAGAAGAAAGTGCTTTGCGTGGGGTAGCTGCCCAAGAAGCCAGAAGACTTATGAATAACCAATTTCCAGATCCTGCCGAATCACTTGATGCAATCAGGAAACGCCTCGACGCCTTAGCCGCCGCCTAATTATGCCCGCCGCCGTTACCACTTATGGCATTGATGTCGATGTTGCACCGCGGTTAGCGGATGCAGGATTATCGTTTTCCGTATCCGAAAGCGGATGGGATACGATGAAGCTGAAATACTTTGGCCGCACAAACAGTCCTGCCACATATGCAGCGACCTACTTCGCCAACGGAATGCAGCCGGACTTGTTCCCGAACATGTATTTCAATGGTGTTGGGATCACTCAAGAAGGCTCAAACATCTATTCGTTCGAGGTACAGGCTGCCGGGCTCCTTGGTCAGCAAGCGGTGAAGCGCACTGTCTCCAGCAAGATCCAGTCGTATAAAACTGGTCTAGGCACAGTGCCAGGAAGCTCACCGCCAATTACAGGAGAAATTCAAGGACAGTACATAAATCTGTCCTGCACGTTCCATCAGGTGACCGAGTTTTTTCCGAACACGGCCACACGTCCAGAAAATGCAGTTGCTCTTGGCCCCCTGCCCCCCTACCCAACAAATCCTTTTACCACGCTTCCGACTACACCGATCTACAATTACCCGTCCGGCTGGGTGCAGGATGGATTAGAGATTGAGACGATTAACGGTGACGGGGTTTCAATCTACTTGGTAAAGCAAAGCATGGTTTACATCTATCCTTATATGCCAGGCTGATATGCTGCCAGAACTCCCAGTCATCGACCCAAAGGTGAACGGTGCGCGGTCCGGGTGGCTGCTCAACCGTCTGGTGGATCGCATACGGATGCAGCGGCTTTTGTCGTCCGAAACAGTCAAAATCACAGAAACCAAGAACGGTCAGATTATCGACCGCTTAGGGTCAGGCGGAGTAGCAGCATCATTCGCTCTAGGCTTTGCTGTGTCGCTTGATGCAACAACAGTAGTAGTAGCGCCAGGCAAAATCATCTACCCTCTCTGGGGGGCAACTCTGGGCGATAATCCAACGCCGAGTGATTGGCAAAGAGAAGTCAACTACGTCGGCGGCGTGCTGACCGGGACGGTATCGCAAGTCTGGCTGCAGGTTTTGTGGTCTGAGGGCGACACAACTACTACAGGTCCACTAAGCACAACAACGTACAATATTTCAGGGGCAAAGGGTGGCCGCGGTGGTGGTGGCGGTGGCGGTGGTGCTGCCGCAGGAGTGCAGCCAGACATCCAAGCAACCGCCGGCGGGGCTGGCTCAAATGGTGACGACACGGGTGCCGGCGGAGCCGGAGGCATCGTCATGGATTACGACACGATTCCTCCGTCCCAAGTGACAGGACTCGGCAATAGTTACGGAGCGAGCGGAGGTGCTGGTGGCGTTGGTGGGGCTGGGGGAGAGGGTGGCAGCATTACATTTACCCGTGCGACTAAATCGACGGCGCAGATCCGTAAATGGTCGATTAACGGAATCTCGCTTCACAATGCAAAAGGCACTGCCAGCCAGGCATCATCATGGATACAACTTGCATCCATTAGCGGCACATCCATTACGCAGCACGTAACGGGCATGATTTCAATCACTCCACCGGCAATCACTTTTATTATAGCCTAATGCTTCCGGAAATTCCAAATTTCAATCTGGGGGACGTGTACATCTTGACCGGCAAGACGTTGGACAAGATCGTGCAGCGAATCCGGATGCAGACACCTATTGCTGGCGAGAACTTGCGGGCTGAAGAAACCAACAATGGGATTCTTCTCCATGCCGATCAGGCAGTTGAATCTTCGCCGACGATCAGCATTAATCACGATTTTAAAGCGTCGATCCCAGCGACAGATTCTCTCGACATTACTGTTGGGAACGTCATTGGCACCACATGGGGCACGCCGACAATGAGCAATCCGCTGCCGACAGATTGGCTGGCAGAACAGTTCACTGTCGGACCGGCGACGCTTGCTGTGCCTTCAGGTAGCAGTGTTTGGTTACGCATCCAATGCTCGCAGACTGATGTAAATATGAGCGGTGCTCTTTCATCGTCTGGAATGACTACTCTTTCGGTCACAACCGGCGGTGGCGGGGCAGGCGGTGGAGGTGGAGGCGGTGGCGCCGGTGGAGATGGGACAACCGGATATGCAGGAGATGCCGGCGCGGCAGCATCCGGTCAAACTGGCGGAACAGTTGGGACAACTAATGCTCTTGGCGGCACTGCCGGCGGCGAAAACTCGGGCACTCCAGCAGAAGGTGGAGAAGGCGGCAACGGTGGTGCTGGAGGCAATGGTGAAACAAAATCATTTACGCAGTATACTGGCCTTTTAATGGTGTTCCGACGTTGGCAGATTACCTCTGCCAGTCTCGAAGTGCATGTAAACAAGCCAACGGCATCACCGGCAACAAATATTTACGTCCGTATCGCATCGCAGACAGCAGGCGTAGTGACGCAATACCATGCTGGTTCGTATCACGTGACCCTCCCGGCCACCACCTACATAAGCTCTTTTGTTCCCTGAATTTCCCAACTTTTTTGGAAACACGAAATACTTCCTTAAAGGGAAGACTTTGAGTTTGTTTCGCAAGGCGCTTTACGAACAAGTGCCAATTCAGGGTGCCGGCATTACATTGCAGGAGACAAACGATGGGATCATTGTGACCTCGCAGCCGGGCAGGGCAACGGCGACAGCAAGCGTTATCGACTTCACCGGCGTATTGTCTGGAGACAATGTGACCATTCAAGGAGGCAAAGTGCTGGGCACATCGTGGAGCACGTACGATGTAAACGACCCCAGCAGCGGAGGATGGACTGAATCAGTGGCGACTGTGGCCGGCGCAACGCTTGCCGTGGCGGATGGTTTTTCGATTTGGCTGCAGATCGCCATCACTCCGACGACAAACCCGGTAGTCGGCGCGCTTTCTTCTGCAGATCAGCAGACACTAACGGTGGTCGGTGGGACGGGTGGCGGCGGTGGTGGTGGCGGCGGTGGCGGAGCAGGTGGTAAAACAACCGGCGGAGATGGAGTGAACGGATCAACCGGAGCAAATGGTGTCACAGGTACACCTGGTACTGGTGGGGCCGCGGGGGCTGCGGGAAGCAACGTGCCAAGTACCGGAGATGAAGAAGGTGGCAATGGCGGCAGCGGCGGATATGGGGAGGGCGGCGACAATGGTATTGAAGTCTTTTTCCCGAATTACACAAAAGCGGCAGCACAGATCCGCCGGTGGACTGTATCGAATGCAGTGTTTCAAGTTTACGGCAGTCCTCCCACCGGCAGCGCGACCACTGCATATCTGCGCTTGCTGACCAGATCCGGCACAACCATTACGCACCACCAGGTCGGATCAGTCTTTTTAAGTCTCCCAAGCGTGACCTTCATCTAAGATTGACATCCGCTTGCATTTTATGCCGAACATCTTCGCACTGTCACTAAAGGCACAGAATAGTTATCCGGGAAGTACCGTTGTCCAAGCCGCTACGCAGCAGGTGCCGGATTTGGTGTTGCGCGAAGAAGATTTAATTTCGGGCGTGTTTGAGGTGTACGGGAGCGGGGCAGTTAATTCTCTGACGATCAACGCATCCAACCAGATTAGTTCAGTGCTAAACGGCGGCTCTGCTGTTCTGCTAACGAACCCAATCACCAACGCAAACTTGGTGATGACCAACTTCCGCGGTTTGTATATCAGCGTGACTCAACGCGATCCGCTTGTTGAGCCAGCGTCAGTGCAGCCTACCGCGACCTCATCTTCATCCGTTCTTATTGGTACAGGATCTAAAACCTTTACCGTCGCAACAGGCCTGGCCTACGTGGTCAACATGCGGGTTCGCATTACTGACTCGACGACTGCGACAAACTACATGGAGGGAGTTGTCTCCAGCTACACATCCGGCACAGGAGCCCTTGTGGTCACCGTAGACAAAACAAGTGGCACTGGGACAATCTCGACTTGGACGGTCACCGGGATTGTCTGCGCGCAGATTGCCTCTACTGATTTTGGCGGTGTCACCTTTACCACCGTTGCTCTTCGCGAGAATGGTTGCTTGGCCTTTTCTTCTCCTGCCGCAATCAAAGCGGTCAGCGGAAACGTCCTTAACGTCTACATGAACGGCACAACCGGTCTGAACGTCAACGTGTTGGTCATCGGCTCATAATCTTATGCCTTCTACATTTAAACTTAACGCCATCCTGCAGAACGCTTACGTCGGAAGCGCGACTCGTGCTGCGATCAGCCATTCGATTCCGCCAATCTCTGCATCGTTAACGAATGCCTGGAGCATTGCTGCGGAGTTCACCGGTACGGCGAACAAGACAATCATCCTGTCCTCTGGCTCAATCCTTGTGGATGGCGTGGCGCAAGTTGATCCGATTACTCGTACGCAGATTCCTGTCCAGCAGATTAAAGGGTTTATGGTCTATGTCGGGCGAGCGGTAGAAGCAGTTGCTCCAAGTGCAACGCCTCCAACTGTCACTTGCACGGGGTTTGCAAAACTGACGAATACGGCCGTTACCGTATCAGAGGGCGGTGTTTTTTCTTTGCACTTGCCAACAACCACGGCTGCCGGCGCCACCGATTCGCTCGTGATTGGCCTGACTGGAACGACCGGATACAAGGTCAGCGTGGTCGCTTACGGCACGGTTATCCCAACTTAACACCTTGGCCGGGGCGGCCCACGCAATCCTTCGCTATTGCGGAGCAGGTTCAAGTCCTGCTGGCCAACAACAAGGAGGTGGACGCCCAGCACACCTCATGAATTCCACACAACTCGACGAGCTGGAGGAAAGGCTGCGACAACTAAACGTCGTCGTCAAAGTCGGGCAGGCGCTACTACTTGGCGCTTTTCTTCTTGGCGGGTGGGTCACTACGATCCAGATCAGCATCAACTCGCAGGAGCGGCATCTGAATGAGGTAAAGGCATTGCGTGCAATTGATCAAGCTGCCATCAGATCGCTGGAGTTGAAGGACTCGGCGGACACGCAATTACTGCGGTCGATAGTGGAGAAGCTCGACAAAATTGACAGGAAGCTCAATCCGTAATGCCTTCACCCGGACAACCTCCAGTGCACAAGAATGTGGCCAAACCATTCTGGGCACACAAGGCACCTGTGGCAGTGAAACGCAAGAAGCCGAACCTGATTAACCGCTCTGCCATGAACTACGCATCCAAGAAGCTCCTTCCTTTTCTGCTGAACTGGAAGACGACGTTGGCCGGAGTTGCTCTTATCCTGCATGGGTGCAGCGCCATCGTCGAATCGCTGTTGCAGGTAACGGAAGGTGCATCGCTTACGCTCGACAGTTTGCAGCTCGCCTTTGGAGAGATTATCGCAGGTGCTGGCTTAATCGCTGCGCGGGATGCCAACAAATCCAGCCAAGATTCCAACGTGCGATGAAACCGATCCTTTTGCTCATCGCTGTTCTCGGCACGTCATGCGTCAGCATCCAGAAGATGCCGGACGACTCGCTATTCCCAGACAAGTCTGAGGACTGGCGGGACGGCTTTAAGTCAGGCATGATGGAAGGCTTGCTTTTGTCCGTAACGATTCCTTGGTGACCTATGAAATTCTTCGCATGGTTCAAGACTCTCTGGCACCGTGATGCGGTTGCCAAGGCCACTCAGACGGCGCAGCTCCTCGTGCAAGGGCTTACGACGGATCAATTCCAGATCATCGTGGACAAGGTAGAGCACGCCAGTCATCTACCGATCAGCGGCTACGATAAAGCGATGCGCGTGCGGGACGTAGTGACTTCTCCGCATTTCGTGAACACGTACAAGCTCCCGCCATGGGTGCAGCAGGGGATCGACTTTGCCAGCGTGGTTGTGCAGCTCGCGTGGGTAGTGGCCAAACTTACCAAGCGAATCTAATGAGCACTCTCAAAGGCGTTGGCCAACTACTCACGGCTCTGGCGCTGGTCGCGTTATGGCTGGTGTCGCTTTACTGGATGATGAAATCATTCGCACCATGACCCGCCGCGACATCCAACTGATGCAGGAAAAGATCGGCGTCACACCAGATGGATTCTGGGGGCCGGTCTCGATAAAGGCGTGCCAAGATCACCTGCGGAAAATGGTCGCACAGCCGAACCAGTGGCCAGCGCAGGATGAGGTGTCACTGCAAAAGTTCTATGGATCGCCGGGAGATCCGAGTCAGCTTGTTCAACTGCCGGTCGCGGATCTCTGTTTGAAGTACGACGGCAAGAAGGTCAAAAGCATCACTTGCCACAAGAAGGTGGCTCGCTCACTCGGCCACATCCTTGAAGCGGTGTGCGAATGTTTTCCGCATATTGCGGCAGAATACGCCGGGTGTTACAATGATCGCTTAATGCGGCACGGCACTCGTCCGTCGCTTCATGCGCGCGGCGCTGCGATTGACTTCTGGCCGCAGGTAAACGGCAATCGCACGCAATGGCCCGTTGTAGCGCAGATGCCTCTCGAAGTGATGGAGTT